TATGCTCAAGGTGTTCTTGAAACAAAACAAGCAACATATATGTCTACCAGAAATGGTATTCTTGTTCAAACTCAAGTAGACGACAGCAGAACTATTACACAAACAACTACAAGAAGTGCCAGTGGCGCAGCATACTACGATCCTCTTGCTCAAACTTTCTTGGTAGATTCTCCAGGTGGCGCATTCTTAACATCTGTTGATTTGTTCTTTGCAACGAAAGATAAAAACATTCCTGTTCACATTGAAATTCGTGAAGTTGTTAATGGAAATCCTGGAAAAACTATTCTCCCATATTCGGTAGTAGTATTGAATCCAGAAAAAGTTAATATCTCAACAAATACTGTAACATTGCCAGATGGGACTATTGTTCCAAGTTATGATACACCTACTACTTTTACCTTCGATTCGCCTGTTTACTTAAACGATGCTACGGAGTATGCGTTAGTTATTGCTTCAGATTCAAATAGTTATAAAGCATGGATTGCAAATATGGGTGATGCAATCCCAGGATCTAGTAGAATGATATCTGAACAACCTTACGCTGGTGTTTTATTTAAATCTCAGAATGGATCTACTTGGACTGCCAATCAAGATCAGGATTTGAAGTTTACTTTAAATCGTGCAGTATTCTCGACTAACACAATTGGAAATGTTCAGTTTACCAATGATGTTATCAATAAAGTAGTTTTGGGTGCTAATCCATTCGAAACAAATACTGGTTCTGCCAAATTTAAAGTATTTCATACAAACCATGGTTTGGCAGCAAGTTCTTATGTTACACTATCGAACAATGATACTACGAGAATTTATGGGAATACTGCAACTGGAACTATTACTACTACAACAGGAAGTCCTACTGTAAATGGAGTATCAACTCTATTTGGCACAGAAATTGGAACTACTACAACTGGTCAGGGTGCTGTTCTTTACACAAATGAAACTACTCCAAGATACATTGGTGTTGTATCATCAGTAACAACCAGTAGCAATACAGTTCTTACATTGGTATCTAATGCTGCAATAGCATACAGCGGTGGTACTTTTAGAATTGCTGCAGCGGTAAATGGTATTCCTGTTACTGAAATTTATGGTCAAAAAACTGTATCTACTGTAGTCGATAACGATTCTTATATTATCGCATCTACAACAACTGGTAAGAAAACTGGATATGGTGGTGGAACTACAGTAACAGCAATTGGAAATTTACAATATAATGCTGTTCAACCGCAGGCACAATATCAAGATTTTGCAGATACTACTGCAACATTCTTTATGCAAACCACATCTGGAGAATCAATAAACGATACATCTGGAACTCAAACTCCATATGTCCTTGATACCACATCAAATGGTACTGGTTATGTTGGTGTTGCTATAAATGATACAAATTATTTCTCTACTCCAAGACTGATTGCTTCTGCTGCGAATCAAGCATTAATGTCTACAGTTGGAAAATCTGTTTTCCTTAGTTGCAAAATTAGTACTACTAATGATGCAGTTTCTCCAGTTATTGACTCAACTAGAATGGGATTGATTGCTGTTAGCAATGTTATAAATGCTCCTACAGAAACAAATCAAAACAATGGTGATTTAGATAATATCACATTGCTGTCTGGAAACACAAACATTGCCTTTACCACAACTGGAATTTCTTCAACTAATGCTGCAGCAATGGCATTATTGGCAACTCTACAGGTTGGTAAATATATTACAATTACTGGTTCTGGTACTGCTGCAAATAATGTTACAGCTGCACTAATAACTGCTGTGGCTTCTGATGGATCGTCTGTTACAATTACAAATGCCAGCGGATTTACAGTAGTTGCTGCTGGAACTGCAATTACAGTAGTTTATAGAAATACATTTATTAATGAAATTTCTCCATCGGGCAGTTCTACACATAGTAAGTATGTTACTAAAAAAGTTTCTTTGGTAACTCCAGCAACTACTATTAAGATTCGTCTTTCTGTAAACTCTCCAACATACTCTGGTCTTGATGTTTACTATAAGGTAAGCCCAGTCGGAACTAAGAATGCATATTCATCAATTAATTATACTCTAATTCAACCAGATGGATTATTCCCTAAAGTTCAATATGGCGACAATACATATACTGATGTTGACTACACATTGACTAATATGACTCCATATGATGCATTTACTGTTAAATTGGTGTTTACTTCTACAAATAGTTCTGAAGTAACATATGTTAAAGATTTACGAATTATCGCTGCGTCATAATGGAATATTTACAGGTTGAGGGAAACCCCTCTTTAGTGAGAGATGTGCGTTCTCATGCTATCGTTAATTCCAATAAATCGGAATTTGAGACATACATCAAAAATAAAAACATTATGCTAAATAGAGTTAATGAAGTTGAAAAGCAAAACGAAAAGATAGATAAACTTGAAAATGATATCAACGACATAAAATCTATGTTGCAAATGTTGATCAATAAGGAAAATTAATGGCATCAATTACGCTACGCACTGTTAAAGGAAGTCCTCTTTCCAATCAGGAGATGGACGACAACTTTAACAATATTAATGTTCAATTATCTGCTGCTCTACCTGCATCATCTTACACTGCAGCTGATGTTTTAACAAAATTAAAAACAGTTGATGGAGTTGGTTCAGGATTAGATGCTGACTTGTTGGATGGATATTCAACTGCATCGGCAGGAACTGCAAATACTATTGCTCTTCGCGATGCCAATGGCGACTTATTTGCTGGAACATTTTGGGGAACATCGTTTCAAGGAAACCTTGTAGGAAATGTAACTGGTAATGTTACTGGATCCCTTTCTGGAAACGCAACGAATGTTTCTGGAACAGTTGCTATCGTTAATGGTGGTACTGGTGGTAGCGATGCTGCTTCTGCTCGTTCTAACCTTGGACTTGGTACAATTGCCACTCAAGCTGCCAGCAATGTTACAATTACTGGTGGAAATATTTCTGGTCTTACAACTGACTTAGCAGTTACAGATGGAGGAACAGGTGCTTCTAATGCTGCAAGCGCAAGAACAAACTTGGGATTGGTTATCGGTAGCGATGTTCAAGGATACTCAGCTGAATTGGCAGCCCTTGCTGGTGTATCGACAACTGGAATTTATGTTCGTACAGGTTCTGCCACAGTGGCAGAAAGATCAATTGCTGTTGGGGCTGTTGCCAATGGACTTACTATTACTAATGGTAGTGGTGTTGCTGGTAATCCTACAATAACTTTAGGAACAGATGCTACTCCGACATTTGGTAGTTTGACTATAACAAATTCTTTTTCTGTCGGCACAACTTCTATACTTTCTGGTGCTGTTACTCTTCCATCTATTACAAAATCTGGTACGAATGGTACTGGTGATATTGGTCAAACTGGAAATAGATTTGGAACAATTTATGGTGTTGCCTCTACAGCACAATACGCTGACTTGGCAGAGAAATATCTTGCCGATACTACCTACGAAACAGGAACTGTTATTGTAGTTGGAGGCGAAAAAGAAGTTACTCAAAGTTCTTTCGGCGATAAAGCAATCGGTGTCGTTTCTGCTGCTCCTGCTTATTGTATGAATGACGAATTGGTTGGTGGTACAAAAATAGCACTTAAAGGACGTGTTCCTGTTAAAGTTGTTGGATCAATTACCAAGGGTAAAAGTATTACTGCTGGAAATAATGGAACTGCCATTGAATGTGAACATCACTTTTATGGCGCATTTGGTGTAGCGTTGGAATCAAGTTCCGAAGAAGATGTTAAATTAGTTGAATGTGTAATTTTATAATGACTCTTGATGCATGTTCAGCCAATAACATTCTATAAGACAGCAGCTGTCTCTAGCATACTCAAACCAAAAGATTTAGTAGTCTATCTAAAGACAACTGAAACTTGTCAACTCAACTGTAAACACTGTTTCACGAATGGTGTTAATGGTAAAAAAGTCTACTTCAATCCAGACAACACAATAGAATGGTTCAAAAAACTTCACAAAGAATGTGAAACATTTGGATCAGGGGCAATTATTTTCCATGGTGGTGAGCCATTTCTTGCGCCACTGGAAGATATGTATAAAGTCTGGGAAGAAGTATCACCTCTATGGCCAAACCTTGGATGGTCATGTTCAACCAATCTCTGTTTTACATTAACAGACGACCATTTAAAATTCTTTAGCACTGTTTTAAAAACTGGTTTCTGTACCAGTTGGGATAAGAACATTAGATTTGAAAATGACAAACAAGAAAAGTTATGGAGAAAAAATCTTAAAACTCTTGTAGATCTTGGTCATAACATAACTCTAAACATTAGTCTAAACAAAGATCTAATGGAGATGGATACAGTTGAATTGGTTACTTGGTTAAACACTCTTGGTGTAAATTATGTTCAGTTTGAGCGACTTACGCATGATGGAAGCGCAAATGTTAACACTGATATATTCCCTGCAAATAAAGACTTAGATAACTGGTTCGTTCAGATGCATGAAACATACCAAGCAATTAAACCAAAGTATCGCGATGTTTTACTGGATGGTGTGTATTCTTCAATAACAAAGGGAGTTCATGGTGGAGTTCGTTGTAGAGATTGTGAACAAAAGATTTTTACAATAAATGGGGATGGTACTATTTCTGGTTGCCCAAATTCCGCTGTAGGTAACAGTTTTGGCGATATAAATCAACCTATAAATAGTCTATTGAGTGCGCCAGGAAGAATAAATAATATTACATGTGAGGTAAGTCGCGACCCTCGTTGCTACACCTGCGATGTTTTCGACATATGTAATAGCGACTGTCACCAATTAAGTTGGCAGGGCGATGTGTGTGCAGCACCAAGAACACTAATGCAAAGGTTAAAGTATGACAACAGCTGGCGTTAATATAACAAAATCGAATATTGTTGCTTCGATGGAATCGCTAAAGTCCACCTACAATGTTAATATTGTATGGGGAACTGATAACAATCCATTTACACAAAACACAGCAACTGTTGGTGGAACAACTAGCGGATACACTGGAAGTTATTCTGCAGATATTTCAGATACGAATATCACTGCTTCTACTATCGCTACAAATTTTAGAAATTATGCTGCATTAATGTCAAGAATTAGAGTTTGTAGATTTCAAAAGTGGTATAAAGTTAATGGTAATGATAGAGCAAGACTTGACTATGATGTAACAAACATAACCAATTTAAATTCAACTTTCGCAGCAGATATGACCACTGTTGCAGCACCAGCATCTGGTGATATAATTACTGCTTCAATTTTAGATAGTTTTGTTTCTTCTTTATCTGACGCAATTAACACAAACAGAACAACAACTGCTCTTGTTGAAGAATTTTATTGCCATAGCAATTGCCATGGTTCTTGTCATGGAAGCATTTAATGTACACAATACCATTTGATTCTGAAGTTTTAAAATCTATCATAACAGGAGAAGTAAAATCTCCTACGGTAGATTACGCAAACTCAAAAATTAAAGGTAAAAATTTTATTACATACTTCAGTAATTTGAAGTATGAAAATCTTATTGTTGATTTTTCTGAAGTCGGTTTGGAAGAAAAATTTGAATTGGTTGCTGAGTATATTAAACACAATTCAACTTGTAATATGCAGCAACTGGAAGCAACAGTTCTTAAGTGTTTGTTTGTAAATAGAGGATACGATTTAACTTTGGTTGATAAGTCTGAAGATGATAAACCATTTTTGGATAAGAGTGTTTTAAGTAATGAAGAAGTTAAACAGTTTGTTGAACAGAATACAACACTGGTAAAAGAACTCTCTGAAATTTTAGATGGTGTTTTGTTATTGGCAATTAAAAATCTAAACGCATACAATGAAGAATTTGGTAATTTTGTTACAAACAATATCGTAACAGAAAAACAACAGGTTGGAAAAACTTTTGTAAATATTCTATTGAACGAAACTTTCAACTACCATTACTACAGTTCTTTGCCAAAATTTGATGACATAAAATATTTTGATTACTATTTTGACAGACCAATATACTCTGGCAAAACTTTAACATACTTCCTTTCTGCAGAAAAATGTTTGTTGTTTCCAATCTTAAAACTTGTTTTGGATATGCAATTTACACCAGAACAATTAAACACAATGATCAAAGAAACTAATGTTACACTTATTTAATTCTTGTTACGTATATCCGATAGAGTTGTTTGATCCAACAAAAAATTATGTGTTGGTTAGAGAAGATCACGAAAACTCTTTAATTGTAAAAAACAGTTTCTTTTACAACAACTCAGAACCAAAAGATGCGTTCGGCACATTTAAATCGTTTGAAGATTTCGCAGCCAGTAATTTACTTAATCCAGCAGTTAACAATAAAGACCTGTTTATAATCTACGCAGACAATGAAAACTTTATTAAGTTCTTTACAGCCAAAGTAAAAACTCAAGTTGGTAATCTAAAGAAAGAGTTTTTCTTGGATCACGCTAAACTGTTTGCGGTTCGTTTGATGACAAGAGCAAAATTAATTCAATCAGAAGAAATTAGAGATAATCTAACAACTCTTGCTGATATGTTTTTGGCTTTAACAGAAATACCAGATGGAAATAAATTAGATCTACCAGATTCTTGGGTTAAAAAACATGCTGGTGTTGAGTGGAAAGTTGCTTGCGGAGATTATAGTACTCTAGATGGAAATATCAATCGATATGTGTATTCGTTTTTCCCAGAGGCAAGAGCAAAGTATTTGTCAAGAAAAGACCCAGCAAATTCTTGGGTGTTAGATCCAAACAATCAAAAGTATGAAACAGTTGTTTCTATGAAATCTTTATACATGGAAATGAGAAAAGAATTTAATACATTTACAGATTCAACCATCTTAAAATA